CCACATCGAAGTAACGATACCCAACAACTTGCTGTGGGAAAGTATCACTAACAATCACAGTCACATTTTGATTTTCCAAAGCATGCAAATAAACATCACCAGCATTTGGCCCTAACTCAATTACCTCTTTCCACAAAAACAATTCACCGCTGATGTAAAGGATAGTAAAATACTTTATCCTGTCTGCATAAGATATGTTATTTAAGAACTTAACAAACTTGTCATCTTCCGGTAGATCCTGCATTGCTTTCTTTTGGTAGTGCTTACCCTTAATGCTTTCTTGACCAAACTTCTTATACTGCTTCATTGCTGGCTCATCAATTATCTCATAGCCATACATCGGCACCCTTGCAGCTGTGTCCGATAGATAAGATATGATTGAATAGATGTCATCAATCTGTGTATATTGGTAGATTGATTGAATCACTTGGTAGCTTGGGTAAACTGCATTAGAAGCATTGATGGTCAAACCTAATGTTTGACGCTGGGCTTTCTGTTGTACCGGCTTGTTTCTAGTGAATAGATTTTTAATTCTGTCAGTCCATTTCATATGCAAACACCATTTTTGGTTTTAATTCGAATACCTCCCTCATCATGAACATATCCATTAAATCGGGAGAATCTCCGTTAAGTTTTATCTTCATCTCATCTTTGCCGACAATCCTTAGCTTGCCGTCATGATTAACCTTGTCTCTTTGTATTGCCTTGCGTTCAAACATAAACCTTTGCCGCATTGTCATCGTTGAATCGTACATCTTGTTAGCAACGGCCTTACTTATCTTCATTTCTCCCCTGTTCACTCTTGCTCCTGATCTGTAGTAGCATTGTGTCTTTAGGTTAAAATAATTCTCTTTTATCAACCGCCCACTCGCCTGGTCCTTTACCGCAATTGGTTGCACCCCGCCATTAAACGGAACAGCTCCCTTGATAAAGCCATCGACATACGAACCAACACCATCCGCATCGTAACAAATATAACGATTTTCCACGGAATATCTTTTCGCCATTGAACTAATTAAATCAATTACCTGCTTACCGTCACTCTTATCCATTATCTCAATGTCAACAAGCTCCATTCCCTCCCAATATCCGACAACAAGCTTATTGCTTCCTTTCATGGCTATATCCGCTGTGATGTACTTGCCAGTACTATTGATGCTCTTCACATTGTCAAACACTCCGACAAACGCATCGTAATCAAACACATCATTTGGACTGTTGCTTACTTTCCATCTTCCCTCCAATAGTTGCCGCCTGGTGTCCTCATCTTGGCTTAACAAGTTACCCGGATAACTAGGATCAAACTCCAACCCCTTTTTGTTATCGTATATTGAGCCAGACACAAAAGTAATGGACTTTATAAAGTCCTCGGCTTTAAGTCCTGACTGCTCAATCATTGGTTTAATGATGTGCTCAGCTTTATCATATACCTCGTTGTAACTATCACCCCACACATAATCATTGCCGTACTTCACAAAGTATCTTAGCTTGCCTCTGCGTTCCAATATCGGAAACCCTGTCTCTGGATCAATCCACCAACTAATAAGCTTATACACCCAGCTTTCAGGATCAGGGTTGCACGTTGCTCTAACATATGGCTTAACTCCACAATCGCTTCTATTTCTTGACAGCAAGTAGAAGAACATTGTCTCAGTAAAGTGTGTTAACTCATCAAAGCCAAGGAAAGTAATCTGTGAACCTTGCCAATCATATTTATTCTTCTCGTATTCCAAATGTCTAAAAGCAATTCTTGCCCCTGATGGGAACTTCCAATCAAGCACCGATTCTCTTGGCTCGGCTCCAGTAATGGGATAAAGCTTTGTTGATGTGTCCCATAAGCCGCCCTCGTTTCGTATCTGTACCGATGTGCGTCTAAATATCACACCGCCAAAGCCGGGCAAATGTATGTGACGCAAAGGATCAAGCAGCAAAGCAAATGTCTTCCCCACAAACGCAGCAGCCCCACCGATAACAATATCAGCAGGGCTTGAAAGCGCAATTTGTTGATAGCCCTCTTGTGGCCGTATTTTATCCATTGTCAGCTTCTATAACCTCAACATCTGTGATGTCATTCGGTTTGTCTCTGTTGTTATCCGGTAGCTCAATTATTTGCACCGATTGTACTGTGCTATTGGAATCAATCTCTAACTTCTCTTTTGGTTTGCCTGCAGCATGCTCCCAAGCAAACTTAACCAGTGCTGGCTCACCCGACTTAAGCAACCAAATAAAGCCCTCTTCCATTGAGCCATAAGTTTTCTCAATAGCTGCTTTTGCTATATTGCGTATTTTTTCTTCCTCATGCTTTGGCTTTCTGCCTGCTCCAGGCATTGCGCCGCCTCTTCCTGCCATTGAAAAATAAATTGGTTATTCTTTTCAAAGTTACTACTTTTCTTTCTCAAACCTCATATGCTTAGCAATAAGCTCTTTTGCTTTCCTTAGCGATATGTCGAGCTGATAAGCCATATCAAAAACATCGTTGTAGTATTTGTTCTCCAGTTGGTCAATGATTCTCACTTTCTTCCTAACTTTTTTCTTGACATTGTACCGCCCTATTTTTTTGCCGTTGCAGTAGACCGTAATGGGTTGACAAAACTTCTCCAAAATGTGCGTAATCATTTCTTCCTCTGTTCGGTCCATTGTGACGCAATTGTAAATCATGGCATTGTTATCCGAATAAACCTTGTAACGGTAGATTCTTCGACCAAAAAATGTAGGTCCTATATCTTCTATAAGCATAGTATTTTTTTATTATTTGTGTAATCTAAATATCAATAAATCGATTTTTCTCTATTTCTATATATATATATAATTTATACCTTTAGTTAGTTAAGTATAAATAATTGATTACATTGATTACAAAGTAAGATAAATCATTGATTATCAATAGCCCCAAGCGTAACCGATTTTAAAATAAACGATTCCCGACTAGAAAAAATCAGTAACATCGGTTACATTTTTATCCAACACATTATCAATTTTTACCATTTTAAACTCTTTCAGGTTGTTATTCTGTCTGTTTTTGATTTCGATGTAATCAATCCCTAACAGTTGGGAACCGATTTGTAACCCTTTTTTAAATCTCTTAAGTGAGTATTCTTTCTTCTCCATTTCGAACATATTTAGGAAGTTTTTCCACTCTTCCGACATCACTTTAAACTTGCCTAAATCATCTTGAATTAGGTTATCCAAGTATTCCAAAAAGTCCTCACCGAATTGCTGTTTGACTTGTTTGCGTCTCAATTTTTCGGAATTATCAACCGACATTATCCCTTGCTGGAGGTAAAAAGAGACACAAAAAAAGAGCAGATTATAAAACTTTTGCCACTCATCGTGGTTCCAGTCATCAAATAATTTATGGCCAAAGTAGTCAAAAGGTGTATATTTTGATGAGAAAAACGGCGCAAATTCAAGCACTTTTTGTCTTCTTTTAGCGTGTTCTGCGTTGTTAGCTATGCTGTAATTGGTGGTAAAAGATAGCTTTGGAGATTCAGCGTAACCCAAAAAAAGCTCATCTTGGTTTTTCTTTTCTATAGTCATGCCCTCTGTAATGGTTGGATAATAGCGCTCAAATTCTACGTTCTTTGGGCAATCTTCTATAACTACGAGCTTTGTTCCAAGATCAACACGCTGGAAAGCAAAGGTCTTGTCTGGCTTAAAGTTTTTGCCATCTATAAAGATGCAAGGGATAAGCTTATCAATTGCTTTAAAAAATATCCCTTTACCTGTTCCCCCTCCTTTGGCTTCGTCATCAGTTTCTTCGGCAAGGATTGGGGCATATGGCTTTGATGGATCTTTATAACCGTGTAAGATGTATCCAATAAGAGACAAAGCGTAATATATTCGGCTTTCCTCATCTCCAGATATTTTGCAGATAAATCGGTAAAATTCGCACTCTTCAGGTGCAAAACCTTGATTGATTTCTATGTCAAAGTCCTTTACTTGCTTGCTCCAAATGCTATGAGAAATCGTTCCGTATTTAACTAGGTCAACGCTATCTTTTGTTATTGTCACGATGCCGTTACGAAATGGGAAGTAGCATTTATGTGGCTCATCACGAAGGATTGACACATCGGACTTGTCGATGTATTCAAAAAATGAATCGGTGAAGATTGATGCGGTCTGTTTTATTATGGCCTCCATTACATCTTCGTGTCCGTTGTCAATTAGCTTAGATTTGATAAATTTCTTTATGACTTCCGGGTAAACTTCCGACACTATTTTGTTGTCCTCATGGATTAGTCGATAAATGCCATTCTTTTCATTGAGAAAGTATAGCTGAAAATTATTAGCATGTAGCCATTGCTGAAGTTTATATTTATTTATTACAACAGCTCCACTTCTAGTGTAAGTCCAGAACCAACCTGCAGTGTTCTTTTGTCCGTAAACATCTGCAAGCTGTTTTGCGGCTTTTCTGTGGTCTCCATTACATTCCAAAATAGTATAAACCCCAAAAGGATTATACCCCTTATTTTCAAACTGTGTGGAGGTTGTATGCACATAAAAAATCCGTGTGTCATTAAAAAGCACAGCCGAATGTGCAGAATTGGTGCTTCCTGGTCTCAGCCAATATGTTTTTGTTGCATCGGAGTTTACTTTGGTCCAGCCGTGCTTTTCTAGTAAGGCAACGATGTCACCTCTTTTGTTATAGTCATCCCAAGTAGTGACATTATCGTTATTGTGTGGGATAATGGGCTGTCTTGCCTGTTCAATGATTGAGTTAAAGGACCGTGCAAGCGAGTGCAATAGGTCACGCTCATCAATGGTAATGACTGGAATGTCTTGCATCACTTGTATGGCTGTGTACCCTGTGGTTGGTGGAGCGATAACATAACCTCCCTCGCCTCTGGTCTCAATAAGTACGCACTGCTTGACATTTGGGTTGTCGTGCAGCTCATCATCATTTGCGGGCCGTTCAGCAAGCTTTTGATTGCCCTCAATTACTTCGCATCGGTAGTAAATGTGGTAGCCATTTGATTTGGTTTTAATGATCATTAGCCGGGCATAAAGCTCGGGGTTAGCATCGATTATCTTAT